ATGAATGACTATATGAATGATTTACTATCCCGGCAAAAGGTGATGGGCGACAGTGACAAACTAAAAGAAATTATAGATTTCATTAAAAAAGGCCCTGTTACAAAAAAAGAAATAATGGAATTTGTAGGATGGGGTAGAGGTATTAAATGGACTCCTTATCGTAGAGCATTGATGAAACACCCCAATATTTTTGATACTATGGATGAATACCCTAAGTATGTGTGGAAGTCTTCTTAATGGATAATTATGACAAACGCTGAAAAAGTAAAAGAGTTTATGGAGGCTTTTGGACAAGAAGTGAAAGAAAGCCCCGAACTTGCAGATCACAAAACTGCATGTTTAAGATTAAAATTAATTTTAGAAGAATTTGAAGAACTAGAAGACGCTCAAGCTGAGGGGCATTTAGTGGGTATTGCAGATGCTCTTTCGGACTTACTTTATGTTGTTTATGGTACAGCTCATACCTTTGGTATTCCTATAGATAAATGCTTTGAAGAAGTGCATAATTCTAATATGAGTAAACGAAGTGTAGATGGCAACCCCATATTTCGTGATGATGGAAAGGTTTTAAAAGGCCCGAACTTTTATGAACCAGATTTGAAAGGAATTTTGAATGAGTGATTTCTTAAAGAATGTAATTAAAGAAGTAGGGAATGAGTATGCTTCTCTTGTTGCAGATGGTGTGGAAGCAGGAGATGTAGAAAGTTACATAGATACAGGTTCTTATATTTTCAACGCACTATTATCTGGTTCATTACATGGTGGATTGCCTTCAAATAAAATTACTGCACTAGCAGGGGAATCTGCAACGGGTAAGACATACTTCCTTATGGGCATTATTAAAAACTTTTTAGATAAACACTCTGATGCTGGAGTGATTTATTTTGAATCTGAAAGTGCATTGACAAAACAGCTGATTATTGATCGTGGTGTTGATCCCAAGAGAATGGTAATCATGCCGGTTACAACGGTACAGGAGTTTCGCACACAAGCACTCAAGGTTTTAGATTCATATCTTTTACAGGATGAATCAGACCGCAATCCTCTATTTCTTTGTCTTGATTCTCTTGGTATGTTATCAACAACCAAAGAGGTAGAGGATACAGCAGAAGGTAAAGAAACCAGAGACATGACCAGAGCACAAATTCTTAAAGCTGCATTTCGTGTATTGACTTTGAAACTTGGCCGAGCTAAAGTTCCGATGGTAGTAACCAATCACACTTATGACGTTATTGGGTCCATGTTTCCTCAAAAAGAGATGGGCGGCGGTTGTCTTGTTGCCGAAACTAATATTTTAACCAAAAATGGATATATGCCTATTGAGAATATTAAACCGGGCCAACAAGTATTTACGAAAGAAGGTACATTTGAAAATGTTTTAGAATCTCATTATTTTAAAAATAAAGATATTTTAGAAATTGAATTTGAAGGTGGTTTTAAAGTTCGTTGTACACCAGAACATAAATTTTTAATTAATGGTGAATGGATAGAAGCTAAAAATATTAAAGAAAATGTGTTGGTGGAGTTGGTTTAAAGTATAAATAGACATAGAGTAGAGAGGAATATATCTATGTTTATAAACAACAAATATACTAAATGGTATTTTCAAATAATTAATAGCGGATATAAAGAAAAACTAAAAAACGGATATTATGAAAAACATCATATTATACCTAAAGCTTTAGGCGGAAGTAATTCAAAAAACAACCTCGTATATGTAACAGGGCGACAACATTTTTTATTACATCTATTATTATTAAAAATGACTAAAGGCAAAGAAAAACGCAGTATGTCTTTTGCTTATTTTAGAATGAGAATATCTAATGGTAATAATAGATATAAAGAAGTAAATTTTTGTTTATATGAACAGTATAGAAAAGTAGCAGCAAAAGAAATTTCTGGCGAAAGAAATCCTTTTTATGGGAAAGGTCATTTTGGTGATGATAATCCAATGAGAAAGAAAGAAAATTATGAAAAATTTCTTAAAGCAGTGCGAAGTAAAGAACATAGAAAAAAAATGAGTAAATTAGTTGATGGTGAAAAGAATCCATTTTATGGAAAAGTTCATACTAAAAATTGTCGAAAACATTTAGCTTTATTAAGAAGTAAGCCTGTATTGGTAACTTTTATTAATAAAGAAAAAAAGGAATTTATATTTCATGGTGATCTTGGAGATTATATTAATATGAGCAGAGTTTTGGGTTCTAAATTATGTAAGTCTCAATACAGTCATTTATGGAATAAATATGGTATTTCAAATATTGAAAGGATATGATATGAAAACATTAAAAGTAAAATCTATAAAAAATGTAGGAAAGGCTGATGTTTATGATATTAGTGTTGATAAGAACGAAAATTATATTTTAGAAAATGGAATGATAACACATAATTCTGGACTAAAATATGCTGCATCATCGATTATTTACCTATCCAGAAGGAAAGAGAAGGTCGGCACAGAGATAGTCGGTAATATCATTCACTGTAAGAACCACAAGTCTCGCCTGACGGTAGAGAACAAGATGGTGGATGTTAGACTTACATATGACAAGGGACTTGATAGATACTATGGGCTGTTAGACCTTGCAGAAAAGTATGATGTTTTCAAGAAAATCTCTACTCGTTATGAACTACCAGATGGTTCTAAGCAGTTTGGTAAGAGTATTATAAACGATCCAGAAAAATATTTCACAGAAGAGATTATGACTCAGCTTGAAGATTGCGCTGTCAAAGAATTCAAATATGGATAGTAATATAAAAAACAAATATACGTTTGTTTCTCAAAAGGAAGACCAATGGGCTTCTATTATGATTACAGAAGGAAAATTTAAAGACGTAATTTACAAATATGGAAAAGTTTCTATCCCAAAAGAAGAAAATAAAAATGCAGATGGAACCTTGCCTTTTAGGTTTGAATATGATATTATAGATAACGTGGGAATACCAAGAGAGGAGTTCACCGAAGACTTCTTTACACTTATTGGTGATATTCTTGTAGATATTATAGATAATCAGATAAAGGAAGACAATTTTGAATATAATCCAAACGATTGAACGTACAGCATTAACTCAATTAGTATCAAATGAGGAATATGCAAGAAAGGTTCTGCCGTTTATAAAAAGGGATTATTTTTCTGATCGGATAGAAAGAACCATATTTGAAGAAATTACGAAGTTTGTAGAGAAATATAAGAAAATTCCCACACAAACTTCTTTAGAGATAGAAGTTCAAGGCCGAAAGGATTTGAATGAAACTGATTTTAAAAAGGTAATTTCTGTAATTAAGACTCTAAAGACTGATGAAAATGTAAATTTTGATTGGTTAGTGGATACAACTGAACAATTTTGTAAGGATAAGGCGGTATATAATGCGATTGTTGAAGGAATTGGAATCATTGATGGAAAGGACAAAGATAGAGATGCAGGAGCTATTCCGGGCATTCTTATTGACGCCTTGGCTGTTGGGTTTGATGATACTGTTGGCCACGACTATCTCTTGGATAGCGATGCCAGATTTGACTACTACCACAAAATAGAAGAAAAAATTCCATTTGATTTGGAGTTTTTCAATAAAATTACAAAAGGGGGTCTTCCCCCTAAAACATTGAATATTGTACTTGCGGGAACAGGGGTAGGCAAATCCTTGTTCATGTGCCATGTTTCTGCAAACTGTTTAATACAGGGAAAGAGTGTCCTATATATTACATTGGAGATGGCTGAAGAACGTATTGCCGAACGAATTGACGCAAATCTTATGAACATCAGTATGGAAGATTTGGCAGATTTGCCAAAGAAAATGTACGATGACAAGATTAAGAAAATTATAAAATCTACAGCTGGTAAATTGATTATTAAGGAATACCCAACAGCATCAGCACATTCTGGACATTTTCGTGGATTGATTAAAGAACTTGCACTCAAGAAATCATTCAAACCTGATATTATATTCATAGATTATTTAAACATATGTGCATCCAGTAGATTTAAGGGAGCAACCAGTGTCAATTCTTACATGTACATTAAAGCAATTGCAGAGGAACTTAGAGGATTGGCAGTTGAGACAACTGTCCCTATTGTGTCGGCGACACAAACTAATAGAGCAGGGTTCGTATCCACAGATATTGGGCTTGAAGACACTTCAGAGAGTTTTGGTTTACCGGCTACGGCTGACCTCATGTTTGCACTTATTTCTAACGAAGAGCTCGATGAAGTTAATCAAATTGCAATCAAACAACTTAAAAATCGATACAACGACCCCACAATAAACAAAAAGTTTGTTTTGGGTATTGACAGAGCATGTTCAAAACTGTATGATGTAAAGCTAACTGAACAAGAAGATATTGTTGACAGTGGTCAAGAAGCTTTTGCTGATATAGTATTTGACAACACAGATTTCGGAAAAGACTGGAAAATCTAACTACTAATATTTCTATTATATAAATACTTTAAATAGTTATAAATGGAGATGTTGATGAGTTACTTACAACCTTATGTTCGGCAAGTTAGACCCCGA